ACTAATACAACCCTTCATTGGGGACAAAAGTATGAACCATTATCTGTTATGCTTTATGAGCATATGTATAATTCAAAAGTAGAAGATTTTGGCTGTATTCAACATCCAAATTATAGTTTTCTTGGAGCATCTCCTGATGGAATTATTATTACAAAGGATCCAACTGATAAACGATATGGAAAGCTTGTGGAATTCAAATGTCCAATTTCTAGAAAGTTTACAGAACATACACCTATTCCACCTGCTTATTTTCATCAAATGCAGCTCCAAATGGAGTGTACTGGAATTGATGAATGTGAATATATTGAAATGGAGTTTAAAGAGCTGAACTACACCGAATATACCAATTGTACTGCTCCGATTAAGTCATTCTTCCTTACTCATAAGGAAAATGGAGAATGTTGGTATAGTAACTTTGCAAATAATGATGATTACGTAACTTGGAAAGAAAAGATAGTTGGAGATCGTTGGGAACAATATTCTGCTACATTTTGGATGCTTAACAATTGGAGAGCAGTTACTGTGAAACATCAACCGAACTGGTTAGCGGTGAATCTTCCTTCTCTGACTCAAGTTTGGAATGAAGTTCTGGAATATCGCAAGACTGGGACATTACCTCAATCACCAAAGGAGAAGGTGACTCTGACGCTTTAGTAACTGTATCAGGATAATAACGAACTAACCAATCTAAATTTTGACGATTGGGATTTTCTGCATAAAATCCACCCGATCCATCATGAATCTTTAAAAGAGTTTCAAAGTACTCTTCATACATGAGAGAAACCCTATCTAAACTAAAGTTTTTATCAGCCCACTCATAGCATGCTTTACGATCGATCTTATGGATATTTTTACATGCCCACTCAAATTGTTCCATAGTTCGGCATCGATAACCAGTTACTCCATGAAGGTTGTTCTCTGCGAATCCTCCCCAATCGCTAGTAATGACAGGAGTTCCGCAATAAAGTGCCTCAACCATTACTCCGCCAAATGGCTCATTAAAATGAGTAGGCGCGATTAATGCTTTTGCATTCTTCATAAGTTCACATCGTTCTTTTGGCTCAACATAACCAATTACTTCAACATGATCTGGCTTACTACCAATAATCGATTCGATCTCACCTTGACCTGCTACAAGAAGTTTAGCTCCAATCTTTTTAGTAACTTCTACAGCAATACCGATACCTTTTGATGAAATAATGCGACCAACAAACAGAAAGTAATCCTTAGGTTTATCATTGAATTCAAAATCTTCTGGATCAAAATAGTTTGGAATTACAGCATCATACCAGTGAGGTGAACGCTTGTACATTCCATAAACTTGATTCATAATAGAATATGATTCAAAAATATTTTGAGGACAGCATGGCTCATTCGTACAACCAATTCCAGGTTCTACAGGAATTAAATCTGGATGTGCTTGAAAAATAGGACGATGTGCGTAACCCCAGAAGCAGAGAATAAGGTCATTTTTCTGTTTTCTCTTTCCAACTTCTACAATCGCACGTTCATTAAAAATTTGATGAGCATGATCAGCAGTGTTGTGCTTGAAGAACGTTTTCTTCCAATCATATGATCCATACGCCTTTTCCAAATCTTCATTAAATGTTACTGGAATATGCTCAGTGCACTCAACTTCTGAGTCTTTGTGACCATAATGATAAACCGTGTGCCCCCGACGAGTCATCATCTTACAGAACTTGAGAACCTTTTGGGTAAATGCACATGCCGAATAATCTTTACGAGTAACTGTATGTGGAAGTCCTAGAACGTGAAACCGCATTTATGTATCAAATACACGAGCTGTCTAAATAATCTATACCATGTATGAATTAAACATGTTCACTCGAAAGGGAGTTTGAACACCATCAATTGGCTCAGGAGGAGAAGGTGTTAGTTTAAAATGGTTTGTTTCCTGTGCGTAAGATGACGACGACGTTTTAGCAGTTTGTTTCACATTCCCTTGATCTAAAAACTCGGGAACGAACGATTCACGCTTCTTAAGAAGAGTCATCGCAATAGCAACAACACCAAGAATCAACGCAATATACCCAAGAGATCCGTATAAATCTTTCTTCATTTACAATTAGCATGTGAAAAATGGAATACCTTTTTCACATTCTATTGATAACAGAAACATGGAGGATAGAGCTCTTCAAACTCTGAAAAGTATGTTAACCGCTCGCGGTATTAAAGCAGAATCATTTGAGCAAGTTGGAAACCCGCTTGATGAAACGAGGATGTATACATTTGGAGGAATTCTAATTGTATTTAGCGAAAAGACACGTTTGACTCCTGCAGAGTTTAAAAACATTCTTGCGTATGCTTCTGAGAATAATCATACATCTGGAACTATTATTGTAACTCTTTCACGAGCACCTGAATCTGTTGTAGAAATTCTACGTCATCATGTGGCTGTAAAGGAAAATCCACTCGTTCAACTGTTCTATATTTCTCATCTCAATTTTGATATCTCAAAGCACCGAAAGGTTCCCAAGCACAGACTTCTTACAGAAGATGAGAAAACAAAACTAATGAAAAGTTACAATATTCTTGATTTTAAACAACTCCCTAAACTTGATTCTCAGGACGCAATGGCTAGATGGATTGGTGCCAGACCTGGTGATGTAGTTGAAGTTACTGGACTTTGTCTATCTTCTGCTGACAATACTCGCTATAGATATTGTATTCCAAATGTTTATGAGGTGTAAAGTAAATGGACAAGCAGTTCACAACACTAACGAGTAGTTACTATGATAACTATCTTCAGTATAAACTAACTGGAAATCCTAGTTATCAAAGTTCTTACACAGGTGCTGAAGAAGGTATTCAAAATATCTTATCAAGTCTTGAAGATGAGGTAACCGCACAAAATCGACAAATAAACTCTTTTTACCAATCTGATGTAGAAGAAAAGCTTAGAGACATTCAATCAAGCATTCATTCTACTCAACGAGGTATTTTAAAGGAAACTGACGCAGCTACAGCTGCTAGAATGCGTACAGCATCAACATCTTCTAATTTTGGAAGCATTCCCCAATCATATTATATTGTGGGTGGATCACTTACCGCCATCGCAGCCCTCCTACTGTTGTTGTAACCGCACTAACTGTTTGAGATATACTTGTAGTTTGCATTACCAAATAAATAGCAATGAATGATAATAATATAAGAGCACCAACATAAAAATTATACATAACTTCAGTTTCCTTCAATTTCTGCTTGTTTGTGTTGTAAATTAACTTTAAAGTTTGAAGTTTATCTTTATTATTTTGAATTTCATTATATTGTTTTTGATATTCAATTAAATCATTCGTTAAATCATCAAGGGTCTTTGGGTTAAATGATCCTGCCCCTTGGTTCAAATCTGTTAGAATTTCTCTAACTTGACTTGAAAGTTCTGTATTTAATTGAAGAATTCTAGATATAAGCTGCTGTTGCGCAGCTGGGTCAGTTTCTTGAATACCTGCTAAAAGTGTAGATGAATACTCTTTCTTTAAGAAATCATACGATTTCTGAAAGTCTGCTAACTTTAAGTCGCGAGAGTCTTGAAACTCTTTGATTTCCATTACATTTTGTCTAGATAGAATAAATGCCGAAAGTTGAGTTTAATATGAAGAACGGTGTTCAGAAAGGTCCTGCTACGGATTACTCTATGATTCTTGAAATGAAGCGTCGCACACTTACTGCCGGTGCTCAAAATGCAAAGGCAACAAAGGGTGATCAGACGATAAAACCATTTTTACGCGAGGACCATTTGCGCGGAGGAACCACTCCAAATGGCGGAACTGGTGCTGTTGAATTTTATTATTTAGCTCGTCCGCTTTACTTGAGCAGATACAAGTTCTAAACAACATATAATAGAGTATGGACTTTCAAAATCAATACGACACCGCTACAGGTGGTATTAATGATATAGTTTCTTCCCAACTAACATCGTCTTTACAATGGACAAATGTACCGGGTTCTCTTGTAAAGGCTTCGGCTTCTGCTGCGGGATATGTTTGGGGCTACAATTCTCAAAATAATGTTTTTATGTGTCAGCTTCCATGCACTGGAAATTGGACGATGGTAGATACGAGCAAGTGGAATGTATCGTATGTTTTAGATCTTGTAACCGATTCTACAAATGTTTATATATTTATTTTTACTCAAGATGGTAAGCATATAATATATTCAAATTCTGCTACAGGATCTGGAACATGGAATGTGATACCTGCTCCGACTGGAAATGGTTTTAATCTCTTTTCTACCAATACATACTTATGGGTACAAGGTAATAGTGGTAAGTTTAAATGTGCCAAACCCTGTACAACTGGAAACTGGATAGCATCTAATGATAACACAACATACATAACATCTTCAAGTGATGATTCTTTGTATGGTATAGATGGATCGGGAAACGCAGTGAAGACTGATGAAAATATTCAGTCTGGTTGGTCATCTATTAGCGGTCTTTCAGGTCTCAAACTTATGTCTGTAGTTGGTCAAGCCGATAAGACTGCACTTTATGGAGTCGATACATCTTCAAAGGCATATCGTTGTGAAGGAGATTGTTCTGTTCCAAAAGATGTGAATCCACTAGATACAGGCGGATATGCTCCTCTTAATATGACTGCTTCTGGAAAAGATATTTGGATGACCGGAACTACAAACGCAGACAAAGGGAACATATTCAATCGTATAGATAGTTCAGATTACACCACAATTATGAATAATATAAACCCACTTGATCAAACTCGAGATAAGGTTGTTTCTGAAATTTCTGATTCTTACAATCAGCAAACGAATCTCATGGTTGCTAACAAACAGATTACAGATGTAATAAACTTTTTTACAAAGTTTTTCAAGTTTGATTCTAAAAGTGCAAATCAAGATAAATCAGATATATCCGCATATCGGGATAAGATTATTAATACACAATCTCAACTTGATAAACTATCATCTACTGAACCATTGCTTCAAAAATTGCTTTATCTAGTCGTAGCTGTTGTAGTAATTTATTTAATGGGTTCATTTTTAGGTGGATTTGTTCATACGATTGCGTTTATTATTCTTTTCGGTGGTTTAGCACATATTATTTATTCTTCAGGCTAATTGATAAGAATGGGTAATCAACCTTCTACTCCACAGGCACCACCGCCCCAACCTATGCCACCGCCACCTGTTTGTGACGCGGAATGTCATCGTCAACAACTTTTATCTGGATTAAAGACTGCAATGGATCAAGCAGAGAAAACAAAGGACTCAGATCCTCAAACGTATGACCAAGCTCGAATTTCTTATTATACTACTCTTTATGGCGATTCGTGGCTTATAGGTGAAAAGGAAAGAATTGCTAAAGATGAAATTTCTCCAAAAATTACAGCTTATAGGACTCAATATGAAGATTTAAAGAAAAAGCAGTCATCTCAACAAGTATTCGTCAATTTAATGAATGCATTACAGGCACAGGAAACTTCTGATGAACATGATTTATCTTATCTCAAAAAACAGTTTCAACAAGAGAAAGATAAGGCAGATGTTTTAAATAGATTGTCTCAATTAGGAACTCAACCAGTTGAATCTAGAAATTACACCCCCATAATTTTAGATGTAGTATTAGCAATTTTAGGCCTTGTAGTTTTGTATCTTTTGTATAAGAAACTTGATGTTATAAAGGGATATTTTGGGATGTCTGCTCCTGGTATGGTTGTAGGCGGAAAAAGACTTCGCCATTAAACAACAAGATGCCGATCGAGTACATGATCATTGTGTTTTTAGTTTTTTTACTATACTCTGTAACCACATGGATGTCGAGTATAGAAAATTTTGAAAATGAAGAAGGAGTGACATATGAAAGTCCTGAAGAAATATACGATTCCGTATATGCTTCAATTTATAACATGTTATGGCACTCAAATGAAAAATTACAATTTGAACAAGTTTCTATGCAAGATATATCTCTTGCTGATTGGCCTAAAGATTCTGTAAAAGTTGTAGATTTGTGTTCAGGAACAGCTCCTCATGCTTGCTGGTTTAAGAACTTGGGAGTTGATTATACTGGAGTTGATATTTCAGATGCAATGATTGCTCAAGCAAGAAAGACATGTCCTGGTGCTAAGTTTAAGAAAGGTGACATTACTCAAGTCCAACTCTTTCCTCAAAAATCAGTAAGTCATTGTTTATTGATGAATTTTTCAGTCTATCAGTTTGAGAATCCTAAGATTGTATCTGATAACGCTTATCAATGGTTACAACCTGGAGGGTATTTCGTAGTTCATTTAGTTGATCCGGATAATTATGATCCTCTTCACGATTTAGCTACACCATTCGCTGCTTTCTCTCTTCAAAAATATTCTTTAGAACGTCAGACAGATTCAAATGTCTATTTTGATAAGTTCAAATACAATGGAAAGTTAATTAAGAAACGTGATGAAGATACTGCAGAATATAATGAGGTATTTACCTATTATGATAAAGATGAAAATGGCGGAAATAAGTATCGTGAAAACAAACACCATTGGGTAATGCCTTCTAAGGAACGCATGATTGATATTTTCAAAACTTCTGGATTCACATTTGTAGAAGCAGTTCCAATGTTGAATGTTGGTAAAGAATACCAGTATTTAGTTTATTTTACGAAATAATTACAAACCTTGAGATTTTAAGAATGTATGAATTATACTTTGAATCCAAGGAATTGTAAACATAGAATCTAATGTATCTTCACCTACATTACAATTCAGATTACCACCAGCAGCTTTTACACTAAACAATCCTGAAAGATATTGTGTATCTAGTAATCTAAATTGACCATATAACGCAACAATAATGAAATCTGTTATAGCAACAAATGATAAACTAATTAAATTTGTATAAAGCAATTCAATTATACTATGACCAGCAAGATATGTAAGAAAAGAAGATAATAGTATACCTATAGTTGCTGCAGTAAATACTCCTATATAAACTGGTGTTAATACTTGAGCATTCTGTCCAGTTTCTTGTTTTACTAGTTTATCTAATACAGGGTCTACAAATCCAGTTGACATATAGAGTACATCTTGAAAAAACTGTAAAAGCTGAGGTGGGAATAAAATAACTAAAAATTGAAACGATTCTTTGAGTAGCGATGAGAACTCGGTAATCATTGATTGTTGCTGTATATATCCAACATATGTTACATAAAATATAGTCAAAAAGACTATAAAAAATGATATGTGAGATAGTACCTCTGCAAAAAACATCAATTCCATTAATTAATGGATAATACCAATTTTTGGCTTAGAAACCAACCGGTAGCATATGCGGTTGTTAATGGTCTCATAGGCTCTATGTCACTGTGGGCTTTTTGGGTACCATTTATTACATTTTTAGCGCAACCAATAGCTTCAGCAATTATGAAACAAGATATATGTAACGCATTGAGTGGTTTGAAAACTCCAACTGTTTTACCAAACTACAGCAAAGACGCGGGATATAAACTCATAACTCAAGATTCGGGATATTTACAAACCTTAAATACTGGAGCAATTGTTTCTATGTGGCTAATGGCTGGATTTGCTATTACAATAAGTATTTGGTTAACATTAAGTATTATTGAAAAAGGACAACTTGATATAAATCATATAATAGTACTCAACTCGGTATTATTCGTATGTATTATTTCTATTGAACTTTCTTTCTTCATTGGAGTTGGTCTAAAGTTTATACCATTTAACTTAAGAGATTTATATGATGATTTAATTAAAAACTTGATTGGACAGCTCGGAAATTATACAAGTTAATGTTTATCTGAAAATTGTAATGAATATTTATGATCCACGTACAGTTGTGGACTTTCAAAAGTTCACATTTTCAGGTCACTTGAGACAACATGTTTATAAAGTTTTAGATGAGAATATCAAGCTTGGTCATGCCGATTATGCTTGCTATTGGACACTTGAACTTCTTTGTTCTGGTTTAATTCATTCCATGTGGCAAAGTCTTTTTGAATCTACTGCGAAACATTTGAATCGTGCTGCTCCAAATGCATTTTTATATCTGATCAAAATGTATGAGAAGTTTGCCCCATATGAAGGTCAATATTCAATTATGAATATGGCAGACATTCGAAATAATCCAGATGTAAGAACATTGGTTTGTGAGGTAGCAGCATCTCTTGCGATGTGTCGTAAAAATAAACTAACACCTCTTCCAAAAATTAGCCCAGAACATGATTTCCTTCAGGTAACAATTACTGAAAATTTAAAAGCTCCATCTGCCAATTATGCAAAACATTTAATGAAAGAACATGATCCAATTGAACTATATGTGCCTTATAATGAATTAGCCTATTGTCTACGTCCAGAAACTCGTGACGTATCTCGAGCACTTTATTGGGTTGCTTGGATGTTGAAGTACGCAAGTCAATTTAAGAAGCAGAATAAAACTGATTTACCATGTTCTTATCGTCCAAATCCATTCATAGATGAAAAATACGCTAATCTAGTTATTTGGATGATTTGGGAATGTGTTCAAGAAGCTGCTCATCATTCGCCACAATCGGGGACTTTAAAACCATATTTAGATGCTCTTTTTAAGTTTCATTGTCTGCGATGGTCGCCAGGTGCTCTTAAACAACGCGTTTGTTTTTTGAATACAGCAATTCTATTTATTTGCGAAAGTACAACTTTAGATGTTCATTACTCTGTTCCACATGATATTGTCGCAGTCCATGGGCTAATTGAAAATATTCCTTCATGGATTTCAGCAATTATCCAGACTCAAAAGACTTTCTCGTGATAATTTTAAAATGTCTACACGGTCTCTAGTTGGATATGTATTAATAGCCGCAGGTGTCTTCTTTGCTGTTAAAGCAATCATGGGTGCGTATGCATTAGTAACTGCTCCTCCAGCACCTAGTGTTGGAACATGGATAACAGGTGCTCTTCTTTTTGTAGGTGTTCCTGGAGTTGTTTCATGGGGTCTAATCAAATATGGGAAAAAGTGGAGTGCGTAATTTCTTCCTATGTAGATATACAAAATGCTCGGACTTTCTCGTAAAACACAAGCTGCCCTCACTTCCGCACTCCTCTTCTACGTAATTTCCTCACCATTCACCTATCGCCTTGTTGATCAGGTTATTGGCGGAGTTATTGGCGCAGTTGTCCCTCAATTCACTTCTCTCTTTAAGGTCGCTGAAGCTGGCTGCCCCACTAACTATGGTCTTATGGTACACGCTGCTGTATTCGGTCTTGTCACTTACTACCTTATGGGTGGTTTCTAAAACGAATTACAGAATCTAAATTTATTAGATATAAAATGAAACTATTAATTTTCGATACAGAAACAACTGGATTACCTAAATCTCGTGACCCATCTTTTAAAGGTCCCAACAACTGGCCACATATCGTGTCTATTTCTTGGGTCATTTTGGACGCTGATACAAATAGAGTTGAAAAAGAACAAAGCTATATTATCAAACCTTTGAACTGGGTAATTCCAGAAGATTCGATTAAGATTCATGGAATTACAAATGAAAAGGCTCATTCTCAAGGAACTGATTTAGCGAAAGTTATTGGAGAATTTCTAGCAGAATCTTATGACGTATTAGTTGCTCACAATTTAGAATTTGACTTTAATGTTTTACATAATGCAGTTAGATGGGATTTGGAACTTCCATTTAGTTCTCTCTATAAAAAGATGAGCTGTACAATGGAACTTTCGCGAGATATTTGTAAAATTAGAAATACATTTGGATCATACAAATCTCCAAAGTTAAGTGAACTCTACGAATATGTATTTAAGAAGCCTCCAAATAAGGAATCTCTTCATACTTCAATTTATGATGTTCTCATTCTCACTGAAATTATTCAACACAGTGATGAACTTAGGTCAAAAATGAATTTGCCAACAAAAGAGTCATTTGTACCAAAAAATGCTAGTTCAAAGAATGGAACCGGAGTCTTATCCTTTCGATTTGACTAATCCGATTAAAACAGAAGATGTTACATATCTTTGGTGCAATGATGGATGGTGTTATGTTCCAGAGCTAAAAATTAGACAGAAGTTTATTGTTATGAAAGATACCAATTTTATTAATCTGTTTGAGGAGCTGTGGGAGGGCGTTCTTCCTCCACCTTTGAATCTTGAGAAGGTAACTCGGGTTGAATTTTCGGCATCTCCTCGGATTTGGCTTGAGAAGTCTTCTTACTTTTCCGAGTTATACGTAGAGCAACCAGCCAACCAAAGCAAGAGCAAGAAATCTCGCGACCATCCACCTGATTCCCAATAATATCAAGAACTTTCGCAACTTGAGGATTGTCATCAATCTTATCGATTAAATCAGTAAGAGGTTTAGCAACTTCTTCTACTTTTTTACTAACTTCATCAGCAACCTTTTCAACAGCTTCTTCTGCTTTATCTGCGACATCATCTACTTTCTTTTCAATTTCTTCTTTTTTTTCTTCAACTTGTTCGGCTACCTTCTCAAGAACTTCATCCTTTTTGGATTCAACAAGATCAGTTACTTTTTCTACAACAGTTTCCATCGCGTCTTTGCTGGGTGTCAAGAAACCTTTCTGTGCAATAAATGCTTATGCTAGACGTTTTATATGTCGCACTTGCGACAATCGCAGTAATGGTTGTTTTACAGCTTTCAACATTTGTTGTAACTCGTATGTTATACCCTCCTGAACCAAAGATTATTTATCGTGATGTTCCTGTTATTCAACAGCCACCTCCTCCAACATTCCCACCTATGCAACCACCTGCTCAAACTCAAAACGGACCTACTTTCACACAAACCCAACAAGAAGTACAACTACCAGAATATGAGCCCCGAAAGCCGGCTTCAACGTCATTACGAGTGGACCCCGAATTACCGCCTGGTCTTCAAGAAACCCGTCCCGACGGGACTTAAAACATTTCAAGTACCTCAAACAGTTGGAAATATAGGTTGGATCATCTTTACATACGAAAATGCTATTCCTGTGTGTTACTGGGCGAACACACACGAATGGAAACAAATTGACTGTATTGTAGATGAACGCATTTGCGGTGATACATTTCTAAGAGTAGAGCGAATTCATCACCAAGAGTATGTAGTTTCCGATATTTGGATGTATAATTCAAATTGTGTCTACGCATGTTCAAGCTTTTCTCAGCGATATGAATGGCTTAAAAAATGGCTTCCACTTGTTCTTCCTCACTATGAAGGATTTCCAAAAGTTATTCACAAGTCTGAGTCAACTCATAGAATCAAAGGATACGAAGAACATCCCGAAGAAGTCGCAAAGCCCGGATACTTTGTTGAAAAGGATGACAGTATCATTCTACAAGTTTCAAAACTATCCATTCCAGATTGCTATGAAGTAATTGGAAAAGGATATCTGCGAGTCCCTGATTTGAAAACTTCAGTCTATCTGCGTTCAAAGGGTGACCTGTTCGAATGCAAGTGTGTCCAATATGATGAAGAATTCTGGGACGTCGTAGAAAACATTCCCGAGATAGAGTAAATGCATAAAAAGGGGCATTCGAAGAAACATCGTATGACGCGTCGTAAACTTCGTGGTGGATTTTACGGCGCAAAGGGAGCGATTGCTCCTGGAGCTATGGAATGGGGTCGTGGGTCTGAAATGGGTCACTGGGCTGTAAGCTCTCGTGGCGGAAATACTATGTATGGGGCTCGTCGTAGTCGCAAGCACCGCGGCAAGAAGACCCGTAAGCACCGTGGAGGTGGTCGTTTCGGAGGAGTTTCCGCCTCTTTCCAAGGAACTGGCTCTCGCGGTATCGCCGATTTCAAGCCTATCGTAACTCGTGATGGCTCTGGTTCAGCTGCGGGTGGTGCGTTCAATAACTTTGGTGCTCAACCTGGTTCTGGATTTTCCAGTTTTGTGAAGAGTGCCTAAATTTCATCTAGAAGTAAAGAATAAGATGAAACTTGAAACTGTATTAGCAGGTGTTCTGCTTTCATTTGTAGCTGCTCACCTTCTGAAACGTCGCTTAGGGTCTGTTCTTGTTTGGTTAGGGTTAGCTATTGTTTTTGCTTCGTATGGTCTTAAACTTGGACAACTCATGTCGGTTGTGTTTGGAATTGTAGTTGTGTGGGGTATTTCGATGGTAACCGCAAAAACATGGGAAGGATTTGAAGACGAAGTTCCTGGGAAAGAAAAAGAAGAGATGCACGCCAAGAAGGATCCTTCTCCCGCTCCTCCGAAAACAGGTGACCCGCATGTAGATGTAGGTACTACAATCCTGCATGCGTATCGTAATTTAACACCTGAGCAGATTGGTGGAATGCGCCGTGACACTCGTGAATTACTTGAACTTCAGAAAGAGCTTATGGGGTCTCTAGCAGAGATGAAGCCTGCGATTGAACAAGGTGCTGATCTTCTAAAGACGTTTAGTACGTTCTTTGGTGACCAACAGTGAATCGCGTAACCTCTGCATAGCATCCGCATACACAAATACATGATACTCTGCGTCATTCGCAGAAATAAATGGTCCACCGATTGATCGAACAATTCTCATCCAGACATGAATTTCACTTCGTAATTCTCTCATTCGAAACCAGTCTTTCCAGAGTTGAACACACTTCTGCATAGACATGAGTTGAAACATATCAGGTGCTTTCCAATCCCATACTAGCATACCAATCATGATAAGAGGTGAAATAATCATCTCAATCCAAAGTTCTAATTTTTCTAACAATGTATCTCTTGAAAAAATCTTTTGAAGA